AGGACCTCTACCCCTCCGTCGACACCCTTACAGAAGGCATGCTTCCCGAGGTCCTGAAGGACTGCGCTATCGTCAGCCCTGCGACAGTCAAGCACGCGATATACGCCTCCAGCCGGCTCCTCACGCTGGATAAGCTCGCCCGCTTCTTCGCCACCGTCTACACGCAGGAAGACGTACACACTTTCCTTGCCGCCTATGCCGCCGCGGCTCCAAAGTGCTATGACCAGGACAAGGATCTCGAGAATGATGCGCCGATGTGCATGCCATGGCGCCTCGGCGCCATGGGCGCCAATAAGGGAGACACTCCCGAAACTCTGGGCCGTAAGGCGGCCTGCAAGGACTACGGGGAGTTGGAGGCCCTTTTTGGGCCTGATGAGGAAGGCCTTGCGGCCCGCACTGAAGCCGCCGTCCGCGGCTACCTGCTGGACGGGCTCGCTCTCCCAGAGTTCCTGAAGCCCGAGGAGGGCGCCCTGCGCAGGGCCGCGTCCGACATTGCCGAGGCACAGGAACGCATCGCCGATGACGAGGTAAAGAACAGCATCGTGTCCGAACTCGTGGTCCAGTGTGTCGCGGAGGTCACCGCCCTCGTGGCCATGCGTAGGGCCAGATAAAAAAACAAAAAACCCCGGAGAGTCTGATTACTCTCCGGGGGAAATGCATCACACTGAGATAAGCATTAATTGATCTACAGCAGTAGAAATTAACAACAGCTATACACCACAAGCACAGAAACCGCAAGGAGAAAAACCATGACCAGATCCAAGCAGATCGCCGAAGAGCTCAAGGCAGCCGCCGCCGAGAAGGTGTTCACCATGCCCGAGACCCTCGAGGAGTGCTCTTCCGCGAAGGAAGAGACCGTGGAGAGCGTACTTAGCAAGATCCGCGAAGGCGCGGATCCCATGCCCTACGCCCGCTTCTTTAACGCCATCTACACTGACGAGGACGTCAGCCGCTTCACCGACGCCTTCGATGAGGCGGCACCGGAAGAGTATATCCAGAGATCCGATATGGACTCAGGCTCGCCATGGTGTATGCCGTGGCTCTGGGAGAGTGAGCCCCTTACGGCCAAGGAGGGGGACACTCCGGAGAGTCTCGCCCGCCGTTACGTGGAGGAGCATGCCGACTATATCCGGCAGGCCTACCGCGACTGGAAGGAGGAAGAGTGTGCTCAGATAATCCAGGACATCTGGGAAGCCTACCATGGGGGCAGAGAAGTACCCTGGGAATACATCCACCAGTCCAGACTTTTCGAGGAGGCTTTTGACGCGCTGGACGAGCTGGGCGAGGACAAGGCTGGGGCCGATGAGATTGTCGACCGCTACGCCGAGGAGATCTTCTATGCCCGCGCATAATCCGGCGTGGGGCGGGCCTCGACAGGGGACCGGCCCCAAAAAGCGCCTCCCGCCCTGCAAGAGGGTGGTGGTGCAGGTGCCGGTCGTCGTAGTTGACGGTCTGAAGCGCAAGGCCGAGGCAGAGAACAAGGCGTTCCCTGACATGATCAGGGAGATACTGGCAGCAGCCGCGAAATAGAATAAGGAGCCCGATCGGATAACCGACCGGGCCCTTTTGGCCTCTACGGGATCTCCGGCCACGGGGCGTCTTCCACCACCCCGCCCCACGGGAAACCCTCCTGCTCGGGGATGTCGAGGAGCGCCTGACGGTACGCCGCCCACGTAGCGCGCTCTTCATCTGTCAGGACGTTCCAGCGCATGGGTGACATCTTGTCGCATAGGCGGAGACGGCGATCCCGCTCTGCCCTGATGGCCGCTTCCCACTCGGCCTGCTTCTCATCATGAGTCTTGCCGAGGAAGATTTTGCCGTCACGGACGCGGGCGACGCATTCATTCTCCGTCCACGTCTCGGTGCTGATCTCCATATCGTATGATCCGCCGCCCCCACCGTACTCCATGGGGGCATTCACTGTGGCTTTATCAGCGAGAGCCCGGACGGTTCCGTCACTCATGATCTTGAGGTAGACAGTGTCATGGCTGAACATCGCGGCCGGATAAGACTCCGCCGCGGATTCCATATCCTGAATGCTATTGATACTCATTTGATACTATCTCCACTCTCCCGAAGCCTTCTTCGGCGACGGGATACTGCTGATTGTAGTACATTGTGAGAATAATATTCTCTGGAAGGACAGTTTTACGTTCCTGATTGCGCTTTTTAATTAATGGATAGGACGCAACAAGATATTTAATTGATGGTTCATTCGTTGGAATATTGAACATTTCATTCATATATTCCAAAAAATCTAATCTGTCTTTCCTGTATGTGAATGTATCACATACAACAATATCTCTATTTTGTAGATATTGAATGCCAATTTCATTGAAATATTCATGCTTACTTTTAGGGTATTCAGCAGAATACTTATCCATAGCATCAACGAATGGAACGCCGTACCACATGCATACCCACTCGTCGAACTCGATAACCCTGATCCCAGAAAGGAGTATGCGTGCGTAGCGGCTTTTCCCGGTGGCCGGACAGCCGGCAACTAGAAGTAGCATCTGATGAACTCCATGTAGTTAGGCCAGCTGTCACCGGCTTCGCGCCATACTCTGTACGTCCATCCGCCACGTATGGGGTAGCACACGTCGATCCCGCCATGCTGGCCGCCAGATCCATACCCTGACGCGGTAACACGCATCGCTACGCCGCCATTGATGTTCAGTACAAAGGTCTGTACGGCATTATGCCTGTTGATATCTTCGATTCTGAGGAATCCGTTATTGGGCGCTGTATACGTGGTATCAGCGGAGAAGCCCCACCTAGTCCCGTCCGGCGCCATCTGTCTGTCACGAGACCAAGCCGCGGCCTTGTTATCGGCGATGGTATTTGTGTCATCGATGAGGGCGATCTGCTTCCATTTCCCCTGTTCCATGGAGCTCCCGGCTATAAAGGCGCCGCCGCCTTCGTCCCCCGAGACGTTGTTCGCCACGAAATCGAGGTTGTTGTTTACGCCGTTGTTCAGGGTTAGTCTTTTACCTGAGATGAGTTCGCTGCAGGTCAGCGGAGAAGAGAAGGTCTTGGCCCCGGCTACAGTCTGATCGCCGTACAGCGTGCAGGCATTGTCATTGACATACTCGGTGGTGGCGATCTTCGTCGATTTATCCTGTGCGGCAGGGGTCGGGGCTGACGTGTACACGACACCTGATGCGTCATAGCCGACCTCGATCGTCCCAGTCTGTGTGGGGGCTCCTGCTTCATTTCCGGGGTGGACGTTAAGAGATAGTGCCGTCGAGTTATCTGTGCCGACCCTGAGTGTCAGAGTGCCGATCTCCGCTCCGGTCTTGTCGTACACGGCGATGGATGGCGCCCGCGGCGTATCCGGAGCGGTGCCCTTCGTCAGATCGGAGAGTACTGCCCCTGCCGGCTCATTTGTGAGTTTTGTGCCGCCGGCGTAGAGGTACGCTTCCCCTGTGTAGACCAGCAGGTACGTACCCCCTGCGATAAGCTCCGTGCCGATGACCTGCCCTCCGGATGTCCGGATAGGGAGCGCTGTCCCGGCATTCACCGAGAGCGTGAGCGGGTCTGATGTCGCCGTCAGAGTCAGAGTGGAAGTCGTCTCTGTGCCGTCTTCCGCCTTGGTCGTCACCGTGCGGGTGGCCTCGGGGATGTACCTGATGAGGACGAAGGCCCCTTCTGCCGGCAGGAAATCAGGGATGGACACCACCTTGGCGGGCGTATCGAGTGCCGTTGTGCACGTCCCGAAGAAGACTGCACGGGGATGCTGATGATCCCCGCGGGCGAAGGTGGACGTCTCGTTTCCCACGGTTCCTGCCAGACTGTCTTTTTTTGGCGTCGTGCCCGTCGCCTTCGCGTGGCCATATGCCTTATCGGTGGAGACGCCGTATGTCGTCGCCACGGAAGCGTGACTGATAGGGGGCACGCCGAGATTTGTTCTCGCGTCAGCCGCCGTGGACGCTCCCGTTCCACCCATCGCTACGGGGTTTATCTCCGTAAGCTCCGTGGCCTTGGTGGCTGTGGGTGCGTTGCCCGTGATAGAGCCCGGAAGGTTCCCGTTGCTGTCACGGACTGGGATCGTGTTTTTGGTGGTGCTCGTGGCGGCGTGCCAGCCATCCAGAGTGTCGGCGTCGTTCTTGATCTGGGCGATGTCCACCCACGCCCCATTGGCGTCAAGACGCTGGATTTTGAGCGTATTACTTCCGTCTACATAGTAGTTGAGCGTCCCAGTGGGGGTGTTCACCGTGCCGGACAGGGCGCCTGTAGCGAGCGCCTGAAGGATGTCTGCCATCCCCGGGACGTCTTCCTTTATCTTATTCCCGACGTTTGGTCTTGCAAAATCAGCGGCCATTGTATCTTCTCCAATGCAATAACTTTGTAGATATACTTGTATCCATCATATATTATTATGCAATTCTGTGCCAGCAATACACGGACCTGAATGGCGGCATGTTGTTATGCGGCTTACTGCCGCCCGTATTCCAAGTCTGTACATATTCAGTATTTGAACTCCACCTTACTGAATCAGCAAAGTTGGCTTGTTCATTCTTAGTATGGTCTGTATTAGCGTAAAGTTGCGGCAATCTATTGTACTGATGACTATGCGCCGGCATCTCCTCGATAGTCAGCGTATGCGTCTCCGCACCGCCTGTTGTGCCCGCCGCATGCTTTGGCCCAGCGCACCATAAAAAAGTGTCCTGTATCGGCTCCCATGTGCCACCAAAAAGTTCATGCGGGTCCGTTGGCTTGTCGCTCGTATAGTAGCATCCTACGGGATGCATCTTGAGCGCGATGGTCTTCTCATGCATCTCGAGCAGTTCTGCTAGCGTTTTATCTGTCATGATATCCTAATCCATGCATTCACTACATGTGTTGGTGGTTGGACGGTATCACTTTTACCATATATAGAGTTAGATCTGGAAGCTTTAAATAACAAATCTCTCTTCCCTTTTCCTGATTTTAAAGTTAATACATAATTATGCGGTTTCACTCCCCAACTGAAACAACCCAGATCAGGCCACGAGGCATCATCCATTCCATCGCTATTTAAGAACGTTGCTTTTCCTTCAATATCAGGCAAACCTGCCTCTATATCTGTACCTGCTGGATGCTTATCATCAGAGCATTGCAGTATTTTTCCTTTAACACGTTTCCACCCCCCCCCGAAAATTACATTAGGATCATCATCAGTTTCAGTAATAAAATATGAGCCAATCGGACGACATTCCAGAATTGCTTCCTTTTTTGCCTGAAGTACGGCAGTTTTAACGGCTAAATCAATAACTTGTTGCAGAGTATGATTATTCATCCAGTGTGCCTCCTGCCTCTATGTATGCCGCGCTAATGGCCGCATATGCGTCATCGATCTGCTCCTGGAATGCGGCGATTTTGGCTTCAAGGGATGAGTCTTTAGCATCCAGGGCCGTAATCTTGGTCTGAATGGCGGAGATCTTCCCCTGTGCATCATCGATCTGTGTCTGTACGGTGCCAATCTTCCCCGTGACATAAGACGTCGTGGCGGGCGCGGCCGAGCTGTCATCATCGGCGGGGACGGGCACGGTGACCGCCCCCGTGAAGGTCTTGGCTCCGGTGATGGTCTGATCCGTACCCAGAGTGACGTACCCCCGAGCCATCTCTGTCACCCAGTGGGTAGAGGCAAGAGCCCCCGAGCTGTCTCCAGTCGCTGGACTACCCGAGATAGTGCAGGCATCGAATGTCGGCGAGAGAAGAACCCATGCTGCACCGTCCCAGCGCTCGAAAGTCTGTCGCGCCGGGTTCCACCGGATAGCCTCTGCGTCGATCTGTGTGTCCCGCCATCTGGCTGTGGTCGCCAGCACCATGTCACACTTCCTGTCTGCCATACTCTACACCCCCTGCGCTCTCCACTGGACGAGGCCGTCAGCCCGCTGCCCGTTCACGTCATAGACGACGACGCGGAATCCCGTGGGCTCCTTATCCTCCCCCCGGAAGATGACGATGGGCGTCTTGCCGGTCGAGCTGTCGGCCATAAAGACATGGATCGGCTCCTCGACGTCGAGGAAGTCGACGTTGAAGTCCACCTGCTTGCCCATGAGCATGGGATCCTCTTCCCATCCGGCGGCGTTATCGTCGGCCCTGACGTACACGGAACCGAAGTCCTGCTTTTTTTTGATGGACGCCTGAATGTGGAGATTCCTCACGGCCACGGCTCCGCGCGTCCATGTCATGGTGACCCGGACGTATCGGAATGCGTCCGTGATACCCACGTATCCGTCCTCCGCCGCCACGGCCCACTCCGTCTGGTCTGTGGACGTCTCGATGCGGCATGTGGCCACGGGCTCGCCGTCGATAGTCTCAGTCGTCGGAGTGACGATCACACGGCAGGAGGGGATGACGGCCCCCACGTCGAAGATCTCCTGATAGTACCCCTGTGTGTCAGAGTACGTCCCCGTGGCGTCTGTGTATGTGCCATCCGCCGCTGGCGTCATGTACGGAGATAGGTAGCCGTTGAAGCCGTGGTCGATCTTCGACTGCCACGTCACGGCGTCAGCATCAGATCCGATCCTGCCTGCCACGGTCTGGCAGTTCTCCGACCACGTCTGATCCGTGTACGGACCGACCATGGCCCCTTTACCGTCGAGGAGCATGTTTTTCCGCGTGCCTGAGAAAGTGCTGTCCACATCATAATAGAGCCGAAATTCAGGAGGCTGGGTGATGGAGAGTGTGACGATCTCTCTGGCCCCGTGGTTGCCTGCCGTGTCTATGGGGATGACCCAGTACGTATAGTCACCGCCCTTGGTCTCTACTATGGTCGTGAAGAGGGCCGAGGTGTAGCCGAGCTGGACGTCGTACCCGTCCTGATCCACGCGGCCAAAAAGATAGCGGTCAACCGGAAAAGTACCGCGCTTCGGTTCTGTCCAGTAGAGCATCGCGTTGTTGTCCAGCGGGTAACAGCCGGAGAAGGTGACCTTGCCCGGAGCGCGGACAAGGATATCAGCCGTACCCCACTCCGACAGATTTCCGGACGAGTCCACGGCCCTGACCATGAAGGTGTGCGTGCCTACGGTCATCTTAGCCTCGGTGATCTTGGTGCCGAGGATGCGGCCGTAGTCGTACTCTCTCGTCTCGATGGTGCCGTCCTCTCTCGCCTCGTCCCACTGCCTCACGATGTCGTACCCCGTGATAGGGAGCATAGACAGAGGCGTCGCCCACGATACCTCCACATGGTCTTCCACCACGCTGACGACAGGGGCCGGCGTCGAGGGACCGGACAAATCGAAGCTCACCTCGCCCCACGCGGACATATTCCCCGCTATATCCACGGCTCTGACGCGGTAGCCGAGGACGCCAGAGGCTGGGGCCGTGAAGCGGTAGGAGTTGGATTTGATCTTGTCCAAAGTCCTGCCGTCGGCGTCCTTCACCTCGTAGTACGAGAGCTCGAAGGGTGACGTGACCTGCTCCCAGATGATGACACACTGCGTGCCGTCCACCTCGACTTTGGGTGCAGGCGTCCCGACACCAGGTACCGTGATGCTCTCCGTCGTCACCCCGCCAACGTTCCCGAAGATGTCTTCGGCATAGACGGCGAACTCGTACACTCCCGGTACACGGGTAGGCATGGGCCAGCGTGTAGTCAGCACCTCATCCGTTGTGTCCTTGCTGATGTCATGCACGAAGTAGCGTCGCACCGGCCATGATGTGGAGCAGTCCTGCCACACGACGTGGAGCAGGTTATCGATGATGCTGCCGTCAAGGTCTGGGGCGGCGGGGGGATAGATCTGGATAGACGCTGTGGCCGGGGTGCGGGACTTTCGGCCACCCGTATCCACGGCTACGACGCTGTAGGGCACTGTGCCTACAGTCTGTGGAGCTGGGCATATCATGCTTGTGGCGATAGTCCGGCCGCCATTTAGCCCGGTCACCTCGTAGTGATCAAGGTCGAGGACGCCCACATCGGACCATGACACACGGATGCCGGCCGGAGCCTCCAGAGAGAGGACGAGCCCCTGCACGTCCGGAGGAGGATTCGTCTTGCCTATGACCCTGTGGCGCACGGTCGTGGAAAAGTCGGACAGGATGCCGGTCGTGGTGCTCAGCTGGCCCTTGACGTCATAGTCCACCCCCTCATCGACTGACGGATCGAGGATACTGCAGGTGTCCCCGCGGATGTCGGTGGAGGTGTACACGTCCCACTGGTCTTCGCTGTCAGCCCTGCGGACAGAGAGTATGACGCTCGAGACATGTACGTCGTTAGGCTGGTCGGGCAGGATGAAGGTCACGGACATCTGGGGAGACAGCGATCCGTCGGCATTGCGGCGCAGCACCATCTCGTCAGAGACGATACCGAGGATGGACGGAGGCTTGGGCCGTCCTACCTGATAGCGGGTTGCCGTGGTGATCTGGCTGTTCCACGCTGGGATACTCCCCCAGATGGACTGGTAGATATTCGTGGCGGCGTCGCAGAGCGTGATGGTGGCGCAGAAGTTTTCCGCGGGAGTGACGGACAGGACGATACACTCTGCCCCTACCGAGGATGTGACCCCGAAGCCCACGATGTCACCGACGGATATACCCGTCACATCAGGGTCTACGGGCGTGGATAGGGTCAGCACCCTCGTCTCCGCCGCGGCCACAGTCCGGACGGAGTAGTAGGCGTCCGTTGCCTTGTAGTTCGTTATCCGGATGCCGTAGCTCTTCTCAGCGTCCATGGGGCAGTAGTCATCGAGCTCGATGCTCTCGATGAGTTTGTCGTCATTGAGATTTACTTTGGTGACGGCGGCTGACGTCACCCCCCAAAATGTAGCGTCATGGATAAGGCGCACCTTATCACCGCGGCGCAGCGTGACGGACTCCGCCTCCACGGTCACGGTGTAGGTCTCCGGCCGCAGGCGCATCTCGGCGAGCCTGAGACGGCCATGCTTCCAGATAAGATCCGGATTTGTCACGCCGTCCTGCTCGAACTCGATCACGTTCGTCGCGTTTGTGTCGCTGTAGCCGTCATCGTAGACCACGCGCTCGTCTTCCTGAAAGTCCTTCTGCTCATTGAGAAAGCGCATGCGCAGCCCGTGCACCTTCTCGAACACCAGCGACTTCTTAGCCTGAAAATTCCACGAGTTGCGCTGCGTGAGCATGTCCACCACGGGAGCGTCGGGGTCATCGTAGATGACGCCATGGCCATTCAGGAGAGCGTAGGAACCGCGTCCAGAAGAGAGGATGTTGTGCACGACTTCGCCGGCATTCGTCTTCGAGGTGAGGAGCGCGTTGTACCGCCAGCCCATTTTTTCACACCACGAATAGAAATTTCTACATGAGGAGATGTCGAGGTCGTCCCACGCGCACGGCTTCGATATGTCAGTGCCAGTCATCACACGCATGAAGAGCGATGCCGGATTAGATGTCTCCGCCCACGTCCAGCCGTCACCGTCAGGGACGGGAGCAAGGCTGCAGCACTCGACGTTGAACTCGTCAACATTTCCGTTGAGCTGCTCCGTGGCCTTAAGCGAGAGCTCGATAAGTGTCATGGGATGTCTGGAGTCCCCGACTACGGCCGGCTTCGCCCTGAAACTCTGGAGAGCGGACCAGGTGAAGGTGTCTCTCGTCGTCTCTCTGGTACTCTCGGAGTCAGAGTCGGGCGTCACCCTCCTGAGGCCTATCTCGTACTGGCCGGCAGGGAACCACAGATCGATGGAGCGCCGCATCGGGTTTATCGTGCATCCCTCGTAGTGGTAGCCGGACGTCGTCCACCCGGAAGACCCGACTGGCCTGTACCTGCACTCCACGTCTACCGCCACGGCAGAGCCGTTCCCTTCGCTGTCGATATGTTTCAGTCCGTTGTCGAAGATAAGTATTAGCTGGGCGTGCGTGCAGTCCTTGGCCGTCGTCCGCGTCTGCCAGCCCACGGAGTTTTTCATGGCGAGGTTAAAGCTCTCGGATGTAGCCGCCGAGCCAAACCACTCTAAGCTCCCGCCAGTCCAGTTCCTGTGTACGCGCCACTCCGCCCCCTGATAGTTCCAGAGGTTGGTGTCCCCCAGACGGGGGTTGGCTACGGTGCAGTCGCCGGTCGAGGCGACGAAGAGATAACGGACATACTGGTCATTCCCCGATAGCACGCTGTAGCTCTGGGCAGCGAACCTCGGAGCGAACCGCACACGTCCAAGCACCGTGGGGACAGGGCCGTAGGGATCCGTCTTATTTTGTGCGCCATCGATGGACCATATTTTCTGGGCGGTCTCGCTGTCCTTGGCCCCTGAGAGCTTCGGCGTGCTGACGGGGCAGAGCGCGTTCACGAGGAGCATGCCGCCCATGAGGACAAGGCCGCCCGCCACGGCTCCGGCCACAGCCCCGAGATGCAGAGTCGGGAGTATGCCGAAGCTCCATCCGCCGGCGCCGCCGACCCACCACGTAGCGGCCGCCGCCACAGCGATGACAGCGATGGAGAGGATCATGCGCATGGGGTTCTTCCCGCCGCCTC